ACGAGATCACGAACAGTCGCTCCAAGCGCGGCCGCTATTCTCTCAAGGTTCTTGAGCGTGACATTCCTTTTCCCGGACTCCATCCGCGACAGGTACGACGTAGAGATCCCGGTCGCCTCTTCGAGCTGCTCAAGTGTCAGCCCACGAGCCTCTCGGACTTGCCTAATACGGTTTGGATGAATCGTCGCGCTTTTGCCCATAGGACAAATTCGCCGGACGACATCTGCAGTTCCAGGGCCAAATAGGCAAAATTCGCCATTGACCGTTCCTTGCCTATTTGGCAAGTTATCAGGATCACGAATTTGCGGCTGGTTTGGCATGAACGCTTTGGAACAATATTTCGCGGAAACGGACGAGAACGTATCGAAGCTGGCTGAGCGCATCGGCTGTGCCCCTTCATCGATTACTCGTCCTCTGAAGGGTGAGCGAAACGTCAGCATGTCGCTCGCGCTTCAGGTTGAAAAGGCGACCGGGGGAAAGGTAACGGCCGAGCAGTTCATGGCGATCTGCCTTTCCGCCCGGCGCAACTTCTCCCCGACTCCCTCCAATCTCGGCGCCGCAGCCTCTGAGGTGATGTGATGAACCGCATCGTCCGAACGAATGCGCGGGGCGAGCGCGAGCACCTCGGCCCTGACGGCTGGTTTGTGGCTCATCCCCTTGTTTCCTCCCCGAATGCTTCTTCGACGCGCATGCCCTCACGCCCGAAGGATCATTCGCACCTGGGCGGGCCTCTTTTGAGCGCCCGCCCGCTTTCCTTCCCGCCGGTTGCACGGGGTGATCGATCACTCTGCGACTCTGGCACACCGGATTTTGCGAGAATGCGAAATGTGGACCGCTGATCGCGCCTTTTCCCGCATTCACCCGAAGCTCGTAGCCCTGATTGAGGCCGAGAAGGTCGCGTGCGGCTGCATGATGAAAGCGGTGAGGCAGGTGGCGAAGCGCGTCGGAGCGTCTGAGCACTGGGTACGCCGGATCACCGGTCGCTACGGTGAGGTGAAGATCCAGGCACATCATCTGATGAATGTGCTGCGCGAGCACGTCCGCCTGCGCCGCAAGCGCAGAAATGCAGACGCCTCCGCGAGGAGCTGGGCAGCCCAGTGCGGAGGCGTCGGGCGTTCGGTCTCGGAGCCGTGGGGACGGGAGCGAGCCGGAGCGCCTGGCCATAACCTAAACCATGGCTCCCGGCTGTCGAGATCTGAAGCGGATTACTCCGAGCGGAACGGCCGCTCTCTTTCGAGGCAACAGGAGACTTGAGCAATGGCAAAACGCAAGAAGGCTAAAGAGCAGAAGACGATCAAGACAACCGCGACGGAGTTTCAGCAGGCCGTCCGCGAGGCAAACGGCGCCAAGGTGCGCGCCAAGAACGCTACCAGCAGCAAGTCCACGGCGATCAGCGACTTCTGCACGCGCAGCGGATTCGGACAGAAGCCGTTCGGCATCATCCTGCAGCTCGCAGAGATGGAGGACTCGAAGCGCGACGACACCGTGCGCCAGATCCTCATGGGCTACGAGCTCATGGGATGGGGCAAGCAGCAGGATATGTTCGATGACATTGGCGAGCGCATCGCCAGTGCCGCGCGTGCTGCTGAGGACGAAGCCAAGGCTCGCAAGGGGCAGCCCAAAGGCGTGGAAGGCCTTCCGCTCGATGAGGCTGCCCGCAGGTTTGAGGCGAACGCGCACAAGGCTTCAAAGCCGTCACAGACCGTGGATGCTCCAACCGTCGTATTCCCTGATCCGCCCACAGCTCACCACTCTGAATCGATTGCTTGATTGGGGAGGCCGGCTTGAGCACCGACGTCATCACTATTCGTCTGGCGGGCGTTCCCGAGGGTAAGGGCCGCGCCCGCTCGACCCTGATCAAGCCTCGCGGCAAGCCGGCCTTTATCTCGAATTACACACCGGCCAACACGCGCCGCTACGAGAGCAACCTCAAATTCGTTGCTCAGGAGATCATGGGCGAGCGTGCACCGATCGAGGGTCCGCTGAAGGTCTGCGTCTTCGCTTCGTTCCCGGTACCGGCGAGCTGGTCGAAGAAGAAGCAGGCGGCGGCGCTGGCTGGCCAGATCCGTCCGACCACGAAGCCCGACGCTGACAATCTGATGAAGGTGCTCGACGCCCTCAACCAGGTGGTCTGGCGCGACGATTCCCAGATCGTCGATGGGTTCGTGCGCAAGTTCTACAGCGAGACGCCCGGCCTGGTCGTGACCGTGGAACAGCTCCTCACACCTGCTGCCGTCGGTACTCAGCCCGAGCAGCCAACGCTTTTCACGGGAGAGGCCGCATGACCTACGATCCGGCTTATCCCACAGCCGTGCCGATCTGGCGTCAGGCCGAGGTCCTCAAAGTGATCGATGAGGAGAAGCTCGAAGGCTACTTCTATTTCGTGCGCACCCGGGAGGGTAAGGCAGATAAATACCCGGATTTCGTCCTTGCCCGCTCCGCCGCCAGCCACACGCTGAAGCGCCTCGCTGCCATGGCCGAGAAAGTTGATGAAGCCTGGGTTGAGACGTGCCTCTCCACCATGGAGCAGAAGGCGCAGGAGATTGCGGAGAAGCGCGAACAGGGGAGGGCTGCCTGATGAAGCCTCTCCCATTCGGCTCCACCGCTGTCATGGCGCGACGCTCCGAACCCCCGAGCAGCCTCGACTACTTCCCGACACCACCGTGGGCCACGCGTGCGCTCCTGGAACATGTTCTGCTCCCACTCGGCCTGAGCAACCCGGCTAAGGAGTGCGTCTGGGAGCCTGCTTGCGGCGAAGGCCACATGAGCGCGGTTCTGACCGAGTATTTCCGCCATGTATCGGCCTCGGACGTCTTTCCCTATGGCCATGGCAACGTGACGGACTTTCTATCGACCGCATATGTCTCGCTGTCGCCCGACTGGATCATCACGAACCCGCCCTTCAAAACGGCGGAGGAGTTCGCCCATAGGGCGATTGGTCTTGCCTCGAAGGGCGCAGCGCTGCTTGTGCGCTCCGCTTGGTTGGAAGGGGAAGGACGATTCACACGTCTCTTTCAACCCTGTCCACCGGCGATTGTCGCTCAGTTCTGCGAACGCGTGCCCATGGTCAAAGGGCGCTGGGATCCCAAAGCCTCGTCCGCGACCAGCTATTCCTGGGTTGTATGGCTCAAAGGGCCTGCTGTGGGCGGTACCGTCTTCATGTGGATCCCGCCGGGGCAGCGGGCCGCACTGACCCGGCCAGATGACGTGCTTCGCTTCGCCCCTCGGGCTCCGGCACCTCTGTTCGACGAGGTGGCGGCATGAACGGAACCGTCATCCCCTTCGAACAGGCACGTCAAAGCGATCGCATCGAGCGGAATCCAGCCGTCAATACGGACATGGAGCAGGAAGTGCTTGCTGCTCTCCTGGCCGTGCCGACGGAGATCGCGCGCGTCCAGACCATCCTGCAGCCGGAGTATTTCTCTGAGCAGCTCCATCAGCTCACCTACACCGCCATCATCGGGATTGCTGCGGCCGATGGCCTGCCGACGGCAGGGCAGCTCTATCAACGTCTCGGGCCGAAGATCAGCGAAACCGCCATCACCGATGAGGTGAACGTGCGGCAATACCTCGCCCAGCTAGCCCGCATCGGCGGCATGCCGGGTGCTCCGCTTCTGACCCACGCCCGCATGATCAGGGACCTGTACATCCTGCGCCACGTGGAGGCCATCGGAACGGAGATCGGCCAACAGCAGGGATATGACCCGTGCGCCTTCCTCGATGAGCGCTTTGAGAAGCTGGATGAGCTCCGGGCCCTGCGCATGGACAAGCAGCTCAAGACTGTCACCCTCTCTGCTGCCGGCGATGCGCTCATGGCGCAGATCGAAGCTGACCTGAAGGGCGAACGCCGGGCGCTTGCGACCACGGGCCTGACCCGGTTCGACTCCGAGATTGGTGGTGGCCTGCGGCCGTCATCCCTAACCACGCTCGCCGCGCGCACAAGCATGGGCAAGTCGATCGTCGGGCTCGAGGTCGTTCTCAACGCGGCGCGCCAGGGCTTCGGCTGCATCTACCATTCCCTCGAGATGCCCAAAGAGCAGGTCATGGCCCGGCTCGCCTCGTCCTGGCTCGAGCACAAGGGCGTCAAGATCCCGTTTGCGCGGATCATGGCGCCGAAGGGACTGACGGTGCCCGAGGCCGAAAAGGTCGCCCATGCCATCCACGAGTTGTCTGCCCTCAACATTATCATCGAGGACGGCGGCGGCCGGACGATTCAGGAGATCGCCACTTCATCCGAGCGGCTCATGAATGCCTACATCCGCAAGGGGATCCAGCCCGGGCCGATCGCGATCGATCACGCCCATATCGTTCGCGCGGGCCGCAAGTATAACCGTGAGGATGAAGGCTTGAAGGAGGTCGCCGATGGCTCCCTGGCGCTCGCCAAGCGCCTGGACGTGCCGGTGCTGCTGCTGGCGCAGTGCAACCGCAACACGGAAGGGCGCGAGGACAAGCGTCCTTCGCTGGCGGACGTCCGCGGCGCAGGTGCCTTCGAGGAGAATTCCGATGCCGTCGTCTTCCTCTACCGGCCAGCCTATTACCTCGAGCGCTCGGCCAAATACCGGGAAGGCGACGTCGCCACCCACGATGAATACGAGGCCGTGAAGAACGTCCTCGAAATCATCATCGACAAGAACCGCGCGGGGCGTTCCAACCAGGTCGTGCAGGCCTGGGTGGATCCTGCCCTGAACGCGGTCCGCAATCTCCAAAGCCGTTACGGGGCATAACAATGGTGGCTTTCTACAAGCACGACATACCGGCTTGGATGGACGGCACCGAAGGCCTCAGCGACGGGGCCTACCGGGTCTATCACGTGGTCTGCCAGCTCATCTATCTGAACGAGGGGCCGATCATGCTCAACGAACGTGGCATCGCTGGTCGCTGTAACCAGTCGATGAAGACTTTCCGTAAGCATCTCGATGAGCTGCTCGCCCTCGGAAAGCTGTCCATGGTCGACGGACGGATTGCCAATTCACGTGCCGCCGTGGAGCTGGAAGCCGTCCAGAAGAACCGCGAAAATGCGGGAAAAGGCGGAAAAATCTCGGCAAATGTCCGGAAAAACTCCGGAAACCCTGGGATTTCTCCAGAAAACGCCGAACGCGAGCCCGATAAGTCATTGAAAAATAACGATGCGGGTGAAGCGGCGCTTAAAAGCAATCGAAGCCTAAAAGAGAAGACTAGAGAAGAGAAGACGCAGCATAGCGTTGAGGTATCAAAGACGTCGGGTCGAAAACCGTCACTCGACGATCGAACGTTGGAGGCTGCGCTGCGCGAAGCTGCGGGTTTGGAAAACGATCCAAGCCCGAACCTGTTCGTCGTGGGACCAGTCCATGCGCTGATTGCCGAAGGCTACGACCTCGAGCGCCACATCCTGCCGGTGGTGCGCAGCCTGAAAGCGCAAGGAAAACGCTGGTCGAACTGGCGATACATCGTGCCGGCTGTCCGCGACCAGAACGCCGTCACTGCAGCGCCGGAGAAGGCTCAGGCGCCATTGCCGGCAGATCCCGAGAAGACCCGGCGCGTCCATCTGCGATGGGCCAAGGATTTCCTGCTGGAGGGACGCTGGTCCGACAGCTGGGGCCCGCGGCGCGGTGAGCAGGGTTGCCCGATTCCGGAGGATGTCTGGACCCAGGCCGAAGGCATCATCCGAGCCGAGAAATCAGCCCTGGAGGAGACGCTTCGTGGCAAGCCCAATGGTGTCGCCGCTCACCACTGACGCCCTGCCGACCTGGACGCCGGAGCTGGTGTGCGAACGCATGATCGAAACCTTCCGCCAGCTCCCCAGCGTTCCGCTCTTCAGCCCGAAGCAGGGCATCCTGAAACCGGCCCTGCCAAATCAGGCGCGCCCGGCCGAGCTGGATCTCATCTCCCTGTCGGCCCGGTACCTTGCTCGTCGATCCGATGAGCGCCGGTACCTCCTGGCCTGGGCCTCGGCGCGAGCGTCAGGCCGATCGGTGCGCGAGGTTTGTCGTGAGATGGGCTGGCCGCGGGAGAACGTCCGGCGCAAGCGGCATCGGGCCTGCCGGATCATCGCTGACGGCCTGAATCGGGATGGTATTCCGGCGTTCTAACCGAGGCCGCTCGACTCGTATGAGCGCCTTCGGTAAGTGGAGGCAATGGACAGATTATCGCAATTCCTTCCCATCACTGTTGTGGTCGCGATCGTGCTTTTTGTGATCAAGGAGGCTCTAGAAGCCCTCCGGAGGAGGAGGGCTGACGCACGGAGGAAACACGCATTTCGCACCCTCTTGGCTCGAGAATGCGAGCTCAATCATTGGACGTACCACCGCCTAAAAGAAACACTGAATGTCATTCAGGACGACTTCCAACAATCGGTGGAGGTTGAATATACAGTGCAAGAAGGGCGGTCTGGGGAAATGAGTTTCCGCCGGGTGCGGCCTAATGGATCTTGGGGAGGTTGGACACTCCCAGAAGTCCACCTTGATACAATCAGTAAGGTAATGCTTGATGTGGCCGCTCTGGATCGCAAGCTCTTCAAGGAATTAGAGGATGCTTACGATGCTTTGCAAAATATGGTCCATATTCGAAACAGTCTCATCAGCTACATTGAGGATGACGATGAGGACACCCAGCGGTTCTTTGAAGGGTTTGTAGATTGGGCTCTCAAAAATCTTACGAGCGATTTCGTAGACATTGAGTATCTTTATCGAGCTTGCACAGGCAAGGATCTGAAGGACAAGAGACTACGATAAAGAAGCTCTGGAATGCCTTCGTTTGTTGTTCTAGGATTGTTCTGAAATTTATGTTGAAAGTGGGTCCACTTCTCAACGACGCTCCTACGAAACAACCTAAGCCGTAGGGGTTACTCATGAACAGCGAGTTCGGAAGGCCGAAAGCTGGTCCCATCAGCCGCTACGATGGCGGCTACGACGCGCGGATTCCAGCCAACGGCCTTGCTCGTCCCGTGCCGTCGATGAATGTCCGGACCGCTGTGGCGGCCGTGCCGGATCCCATGGAGCCGAACCGCCGGCTCAAGGCCACCGTCAATCGCCGGGTCGATATCCTCGAACAGGAACGCTCCCACCGTCGCATCACGGAGGCCGCTTACCTGACGGGGAGGGTGGCCCAGGCCATCTTCGAACGTGCGTCAGGCGCCAGATCGCCGTCCTTCAATCCCGGAGATCGCATCGACACCACGCTGGCTCGCGAGCTCAGCACTATCATGGCCATTGAGGATGCCCGCGTGATCGCGGCCTACGAAAAGTGGATCGTCAGTGTGCTCGGCCGCCTCGATACCAGGATTCTGATTTCCATCCTCAAGGATCGGAAGAGCTTCGCGCAACTGGCGGATCTTCGGGGCCGGAACGGCCGGCAGGGCACTGCCTATTACGCGGACCGATTCCGCGATGCGCTGGAGATGCTGGCACATGCCCTCGCAGCTCGAGGCAAGGAACGTGCGCTGATCCGCGGCGAACGCAACGCGCCGGTTCCAGGGGAAGAGTACGACCGCAACGGCATCCTTGTGCCGGAGGGCGAAAAAGGATTCCGGGTCGCTGAGGATCTGGAGCGATAGGCCGGGCTCTGCAAGGGTAGCTAGCGTCTTAGCTCAGGTTACGCTAGGTCCAGGCAAGACCTTGGGAGTTGTGGATGGGACAGCACATTATCGATCCGCCCAATCAAGAGGCGGCTTATCAACACGTCGGACGGTTCCTCTACCATTTTGCCCTTCTCGAGCAGGAACTGGATCGTGCCATTCGATATGCCCTTGATGTCGATGAGGACGTAGCCGACATCCTTGCCGCCAATATCGATTTCGGCCGCAAGCTCTCGATTTTGCGCTCAGCGATCCAGGCGCAGCCAAAACAAGATGAGGCGTGGAAAAGCAAGGCTGACGCTGTAGTGAACAAGATCTTCGGATTCAACGAGGATAGAAAGGTTGCCGCCCATTCGCCATTCATGGGGACTGAGAACAAGGGCGTCGTGTTCTTTCGCAACACTGCAACAAAGAGACTTAAGCGGGAGATACTAACCTGGACCGAGGAGATGGTTGCATCCCGGTGCAAGGCCATGAAGCAGGCTACGTCCGAGCTAGAACGGGTCCGCGGCGAAATGATGCCCGTTGTTCATTTAGTGGCGAACGAGATGGTCGTTGGGCCATACAGATTTACATCGTCCTACACGGATATCGGAGATAGACGGTGAACTGCTTGACACTGAAGCAGTAAAACCTGCATAAACACCATGTTCAGAGAAATGCGCCCGGAGCTGAAAAGCGGCCGGGCGCTTTCTTTTTCAGCATCCCTTACAATGTACCGTCGCCATGGGCATCATCGACAAATGCGCCGAAGAGCTGCGCAGCCTCGCTGATGAAGCGCGACGTCTGCCACCTCCTAACCGGCGGAACCCCATGCATTTCATGAGGCCCGCGAGGAGCTGGCGCTCCGGATGCTCAATCTCGCGAACGTCATGACCGGCAACATCACCATTGCACCGCCGGCAAAACCGTTCGTTCAGGAGGGACCTGTGATCGGCAGATCCGGGAACGTGATCCCTTTCGAAACCCGCCCCAAGAAGCGGGTCTGATTACTCACGATAATCACCCTTCCCGTGACCAATCGGGCAGGGCGCAAATTTTTAGCACGTAAGCATTTCAGCACCTCAAACGAGGTCGAAAAAATTAACATGACCCTGCCGGTGCCGGTCGCGCCGGCGGACAATACGCCGACACTCACGGATGCACTGAGGTCGGCTGCGGAGTACGCCCAGGCCGACAAGGCTGACGCCACCCGGCGGGCGTATCTCTCCGACTTTCGCGACTTCTTCACCTGGTGCGAGGCGGTGCAGGCCGAGCCGCTGCCGGCTTCGATCGAGACGACGGCCGCCTACCTCGCCCAGCTCGCCGACAAGGGACTGAAGGCTTCGACCATCAACCGCCGCGCGGCCGCCATCGGCTACGTGCATCGGGCGAAGGGCTTCGAGCCGCCAACGAATGCGGAGCCGGTCAAGGCCGTGCTCCGCGGGATCCGCCGCCGTCTGGGGGCAGCCGTGAATCGCAAAGATCCGGCTACGGCAACGGCCATCGCAAGAATGGTGCGGCGGATCCCGGAAACACTGCAGGGCAAGCGGGACAGGGCGCTCCTGCTCCTCGGCTTCGCCGCCGCGCTGCGCCGCTCCGAGCTGGTCGCGCTCGACGTCGCAGATCTGGAGCGCGCGCCTGAGGGCATCATCGTCCACATCCGCCGGTCGAAGACAGACCAGGAAGGCGAGGGCCACCAGATTGCGGTGCCCCGGGGCTCCAAGCTCAAGCCCGTCGAGGCGCTTGAGGACTGGCTTCGCTCTGCCCGCATTGAGGAGGGGCCGGTCTTCCGGTCAATCCGGAAGGGCGGTTCGTCAACCGGGAACCGCCTCTCTGACAACTCGGTGGCCTTGATCGTCAAGCGTCATGCCGACGCCGCCGGGCTCGATCCTGACACCATGTCGGGGCACTCGTTGCGCGCCGGATTTGTCACTTCCGCGCTGGAGAACGGCGCCGACCTTCTGAAGGTCATGGACGTCACTCGCCACCGTGAGGTGAAAACACTGAAGGCCTATGACCGTCGGGCCAAGGCCTTCAAAAATCACGCGGGGAAGTGCTTCCTTTGAAAGATCGACCCTGGAGGAGCCGTCTTCAACGTTTCGTCCGCCTCTGAAAGAATGGCACCGCCCCGTAGCGATTGCGATCTTCGGCATCGAGCCAGATATCCCAGTCCAGGAAGATCGCGGCGACGGGAGAAGGCTCGGTTGAGGTTGTCCTCTTATCGTCGAGGTTGAAACGCAAATGCCCGGACGGCAACCTGCGAGGTTCAGTCCTGAGGCGAATGGTGTACCCAAGGCGATCAGCGGTAATTACTCCTGATCGATCGATGAATTGTCCACCGCCGCCGGGGTGCGTTTCAGCCGTTTCAATTGGGTCGATGAGCCAGCTTTCACCATAGCTCATTACGACCTGATGACTCTCGATATCCAAGAAGATGCAATCGTCCTCTGACAGGGCCGGGCAACTCAAAAGAGCAATCCTTGTCCTATCGAGATCGGAGAACTGTTGCATGCAAAAACCGATCGACCGTGTTCCTGCAACAGTGGCGCAAAACAGCTCGCCAGGATTGAGGTTACCCAGCTCTTTGAATTCAAACCTCTTCTGGATGTGCATTGCTTCCCCTCTGAATGACCTGCTGTACGTCACAACCACACCAGGCTCGCTCACGAGCCTCTCTTCCAAGACGCTTATTCTGACTGGCTGTCAAAGGCCTGTTTAGGGATTGCTGATGTTCGTATTGAACCCCCTTACCGGCCAGAAAACAGACTTAGCTTCCATCTTCCGTGAATCAACCCATGCCCCTGACCGACAAACAGAAGAGGTTCGTCGAGGAATACCTCGTGGACCTGAACGCCACACAGGCGGCCATTCGGGCGGGCTACAGCGCGAAGACGGCTCAGGAGCAGAGCTCCCGCCTGTTATCGAATGTTATGGTGCAGCAGGCTGTGAAAGAGGCCCAGGAGGCTCGTTCAGCCCGCGTTGAGTTGACCCAGGACTGGGTTCTGGACCGTCTTCGGGAGGTGACCGAGCGCTGCATGCAGCACGAGGCGGTTCTTGATCGTGAGGGCAATCCGACGGGCGAATACACGTTCAACGCCTCCGGCGCCAACAAGGCCATCGAGCTCATTGGTAAGCACCTCGGCATGTTCAAGGACAAGGTTGAACTCACCGGCAAGGATGGTGGCCCCATCGAAACCCGTAAAGTTGAAGACCTGAGCGAAGATGAGCTTCTCCATATCGCCGCAGGCGGCCGCGGCTGAGCTGCTACGTCGTCGTAGAGCAAGGGAGAGCCTTGCCGGGTTCATCAATGCCGTCGAGATCCCGGGCAAGCCGGTAGCCGTCAATAAGGACGAGTGGCTGTTCAGCCCGATCGAGACGACGGTTGCAGCCCATCATCTGCTTCTTTGCGAAAAACTGGAGCAGATCTCGCGGACGCCTCATGGCCGTCTGATGGTGTTCATGCCGCCTGGGTCGGCCAAGTCGACTTATGGCAGCGTGGTCTTCCCGACTTGGTTCATGGGGCGGAATCCAGGGTCAAAGATCATCCTTGCGTCCTATGGCTCCGCCCTTGCCAAGCGGCACGGTCGTAAGGCTCGCCAGATTGTCCGCTCGAAGGCCTACCAATCGATCTTCAGTGCCAGTCTCGCAGCCGACAACAAGGCCGTGGACGAGTGGGCGCTGACGAACGGCTCCGAGTACATGTCAGCCGGTATCCTGTCGGGGATCACCGGCAACCGCGCCCATGGCGTCCTGATCGACGACCCCGTGAAGGGGCGTGAGGAGGCGGACAGCGCCGTCATCCGCAAGAAAGTCCGCGAGGCCTATGAGGACGATATCAAGACCCGCCTGATTCCAGGTGGTTTCATCGTGCTTATCATGACGCGCTGGAACGAGGGCGACCTCGCCGGCGAAATCCTGCCGAAGGGATGGAAGGGCGAAAGCGGGCCTATCCTCTGCCGCGACGGCAATGTGTGGGAGGTGCTATGCCTCTCTGCACAATGCGATCTGCCAAACGACCCCTTGGGCCGCAAGATCGGGGAGTATCTCTGGCCTCAGTGGTTCGACGAGAAACATTGGGAGCAGTTCCGGCACAACGCGCGCACCTGGTCCGCGCTCTATCAGCAGCGACCGACACCTGAAGAGGGCACCTACTTCAAAGCGGAATGGCTGCGCCGGTACGAGACCGCACCGCCTCGCGGCACTCTTCGGATCTATGGCGCGAGCGACTATGCGACGACCGACGGAGGCGGCGACTACACGGTGCACATCGTGGTCGGCATGGATCCGAAGGGAGACCTGTACGTCCTGGACCTCTGGCGGAAGCAGACGGATTCCTACCGCTGGGCGGAGGCTTGGTGCGATCTCGTAAGGAAATGGGACCCCGAGTTCTGGGCCGAGGAAACCGGACAGATCAAGGCCTCAATGGGCCCGTTCCTGACCAAGATGGCAGACGAGCGGAAGGCCTGGACTGTCCGTGAGCAGTTCCCGACGAGCACGGGCGGTAAGCCAGCGCGAGCTCAGTCTATCCGGGGCCGTATGTCCATGAGGGGGCTCTACTTGCCCCAGCACGCCGACTGGACAGCGGAATTCGAGAGCGAGCTTCTCCGGTTCCCGGCCGGTGTCCATGACGATCAGGTCGATGCTTTGGGCTTAATTGGTCAGCTGCTCGACAAGATGGATGTCGGGCCGATCGACGCGCCGCCTGAAAAAGCCCCGCAACCCGACGACACCTACCGTTTCGACAAAGACGACGAAGACGACAGCTGGCGTCTCTAAGGACCCTTCATGAACACGAACCCACAGCAGCAGGAGGCGGGCTCTCCTGATCCGAACGCGCGCCTGACCCGCTTCAAGGAGATGTTCGAGGAGGCCCGCGACAACACCGAGGAGTCGCGGAAAGAAGCCGAGATCGACAGCGGCTATTACCACAGCAAGCAGTGGACGCAGGCCGAACTCGCCACACTGAAGAAGCGCAAGCAGCCGCCGATCACCTACAACCTGGTGCGATCGAAGATCGAGAGCATCTGCGGCGTCGAGGAGAATACCGAGACCAGCCCGAAGGCCTGGCCCCGCACACCTGAGGACGAGAAGGCGTCCGAGGTTGCGACCGACACCCTTCGGTACGTCACGGACAAGAACCGGTTCGGGAAGACCCGCATCGACGTGCTGCGCGACATGATCGTGCGTGGCACCGGTGGCGCGATCGTCGAGGTCGAGCAGAAGGGGCCGAACCAAGCCCAGCTGATGCAGACGACGGCCCTGACGCCATCTCAGCCGCGCTACGAGATCAAGATTCGGAAGCTGCGCTGGGAAACGATCTTCTACGATCCGTATTCCCGCGAAACCGATTTCTCGGATGCCCGCTATATGGGCGTGGCGCAGTGGATGGATGCCGACGACGCCATTGCCTTCTTCGGTGAGACCGCAAGACAGCCGGTGGAATCGGCCCTGAACAACACCGGGCTCTTCTCGAAGGGCGGCCACTACGACTCCTATGATGACCGCCCGCTCTACACATGGGCGGACAAGAAGCGGCGCCGCGTGCTCGTGGTGGAGGTCTACTATCGCGAGGGGCTGCAATGGCACCGGGCCGTTTACACCGGCGGCGGCGTCATCGAGGACACCGCCAGCGCCTACCTGGATGAGGATGGCGTGCCAACGAATCCTATTGAGCTCGTCTCGTGCTACGTCGACGACGACAACAACCGTTATGGCCTCATCCGTGACATGCGCTCGCCGCAAGACGAGGTGAATGCCCGCCGTTCCAAGCTGTTGCACCAGCTCAATACTCGTCAGACGTTCCGGAAAGAGGGCGCGATCGCGGGCAAGGACCCGCAGAAGATGCGCCGGGAGATGAACAAGCCCGACGGCGACGTGGTGATCGCGCGGACCGCCAAATGGGGCGAGGACATCGGCATCATCGACACGAACATGCAGATGCAGGGCCAAGCTGAGCTGCTCGCGGAGGCCAAGGCCTTCCTGGATCGACTTGGGCCGAACAACGCGCTGCAGGGCAGGGGCACCGAAGACCAGTCCGGCCGGGCCATTCTGGCGCAACAGCAGGCCGGCCTTGCCGAGCTGGCGACCGTCTTTGCCGCCCATAACGATTGGATGCTGCGCGTCTATCGCCAGATCTGGGCGCGTGCCCGTCAGTACTGGACCGCGCCAATGTGGATCCGCGTCACGGACGAGCTCGAGGCACCGAAGTTCATCCAGCTCAACGAGGTTGTCGGCTACGAGCCTGTGCTCGACGCGAACGGCTATCCGCAGGTGCAGTTCGATCCTCAGACCGGCATGCCCGTCATCGATCCCGCCACGGGCCAGATCCAGACGGTCCCGCCGCGCCCGATCATGCAGAACCGCATCGCGGAAATGGGCGTGGATCTGATCGTCGACCGCGTGCCGGCGAGCGCCACCATCGTGGCCGAGCAGTTCTCTGAGCTGGTGGAGCTGGCAAAGGCCGGTATGCCGATCCCGCCGCAGGCGATCATCATGGCGTCGATGCTGCGCAACAAGAAGCAGATCCTCGATTTCATCGAGCAGGCAACACAGCAGCAGACCGGAGCCAACCAGCCTCCGCCGGAGGTCGTGCAGGCCGAGTTGGACGGCAAGCTGGCCGAAACCGAGCACACCCGGGCCAAGACGCAGAAGATTGCCGCCGACATCACGAAGATGGCC